AGCGTATTCAGCGTAGGTACGGCAGCTAACATCAATGGTAACACCAACAGCATCATCGCTTACCTCTGGACCAGCATCCCCGGCTTCAGCCTGTTTGGCTCGTACACCGGCAACGGGTCGGCAGATGGGCCGTTCGTGTGGACGGGGCACAAAACTCGATGGCTCATTGTAAAGCGCGTCGATACGACCGGCGATTGGTACATCTGGGACGCCGTGCGCAACACGTTTAACGCCGTCAACCTTGAGCTTCTTGCCAACACGGCTGGCGCGGAAGTCACGGCGGCTGACCTAGACATTACCGCTGGTGGCTTCAAGTTCCGCAACACGACTGCGGGGTTTAATGCATCGGGCGGAACCTATGTGTTTGGTTCGATGGCAGAGGCCCCCTTCAAATTTAGCACTGCGCGCTAGGAGACAAACATGCGCTTCCAACTCCCTGACGGCAAGATAGTTCGCATCGACACCGCGTTCAGCTACGGTGGCGTGCGGTATCCCTCCAACTGGCTGCGCCTGATGTCCGTCGCTGACCGCATCGCTTTTGGCGCGGTAGAGCTTCCCGAGCCGGAGACCTTTGACGAACGCTGGTACTACGGCCCAGGCAACCCCAAACCAATCAAGCTGATCAAAGAACGCAAGCTCTCGGACCTAGCAGCCTACCGATACAACAAGGAAATTTCCGGCGTCGGCGGATTCCGCACCGACCGAGAAAGCCAGTCGCTAATCACCGGCGCGGCCCTTGCTGCTACCTTGGACCCCAACTACACCGTGGATTGGAAGGGCACTTCCAGTTGGATCACGCTTACCGCGCCTCAGCTTATTGCTGCCGCCCAGGGGCTCCGTGCGCACGTCCAAGCCTGCTTCTCAAACGAAAAAACCCACGCCCTTGCCATCGAAGCCCTCACGGACTTCCAGGCTGTCGTGGACTATGACATCACTACAGGGTGGCCGGAATGATTGCATTATGGTAATCGGGTACTTCGACGAATCCACGGGCCTTACCCAGCCGGGCCGGGATCACGCGTTTCTAGCCTTGTGGGGCGCCGTAGTTTCTGCTATAATGGTAGCGCCGCTGGCTGTGTTTAATTGGCACCTGTTCGCCTACGCTAACATTGGCGCGACCGTAGTTTTGGCCTACGCGCTGAACAGGCCTTTCGGGCGCCGCTTTGGCACCGATTGGACGGAGAGGGCAGAATTCTTAACGGGCGTGGCCATGGGCACCGCTTTGTATCTTGTGGGGAGCGCATGAGTACAACTTACGACGCCCTTGTGTCTGCTGTTGCCCTCGCCGCCGAAAACGATGATCCTTTTTTCACGTCCGCGCTGGACACGTTTATTGCCCGCGCGCAGGCCCGCATAGCCCGCGACCTCGACACCTATGGCTTCGTATCTTACGTCACCGTAACGACCAGCGTGTCGTCCCCCTTCATCACCGTGCCGACGAGCGCCATTGTTATCAAGTCTGTGGACTTGAACATCGCCGGACGCCTGTCCCAGCTAATTATGCGGACCGATGAGTTCCTGCGCGAATATTGGCCCGACCGCACTTCCGTCGGTGCCCCGAAATACTACGCCCGTTACGGTTTCGACCGCCTGCTCGTTGCTCCCGCGCCCGCTTCAGGCACAAATTTCATTTTCTCCGCTGTGGAAACGCCCCCCGCGCTGACCTCGGCCACGCAGACCAACTGGCTCACGCAGTATGCAGAACACGCGTTGTTCTACGCTACCATGTACGAGGCCTGCATGTGGATGAAGAACTACCCCGCCGCTGACCAGTGGAACAAGCAGTACGCCGACGCCGTGGGCGGTCTCCGCAACGAAGCGCGCCGGACCCGTCAGGACGATAACGCTAACAATGAAAACCCAAGTGGCGCGGACAATAATCTTATCAAAGGTGAAACCTAATGCCCAGTTCCCCGAGTTCAATTTTCCGCCTGGAATTGCAGGCCACGGGTGAAAACGACACCACCTGGGGTACCAAAACCAACACGAACCTCCAGCTTATCGAGCAGGGCGCTGCCCAGTGGACCAACGTCAACATTACGGGGTCTGGAGATTACACCCTCACGGCTACAGACTACACAACAGACGAGTCCCGCTCGTTCTCGCTTAATCTCACAGGCCTGTTGACCGGCAACCGCACGGTTATTGCTCCTGCCGTGGGTAAGCCCTATATCGTCGTCAATAACACCACCGGCGCGTTCACCGTCAGCATCAAGCCCGTCGGAGGTGCTAGTGTAACGATCCCCCAAGGGGGCGCCCTGCTCGTCGCAGTGAACACGTCCGCCGCTGTCGCAGCTGTCAACCGCGTGGGTCTCGGGCTCGGAACCGCCTCGCTAATCAACGTTGGCACCAGCGTCACGGAAATTCCTGACGTTAGCATCGCCGACGCCCGTTATATCCGTGTCAACGCCACAGTATCCGCCGCCTTGAACCTCGCTGGAACCGTCAACGTCACTGGCGCATTGAACCCTTCGGGAGGCGTCTCCGCAACCGGCCAGATTAACTCGGTTCCGGTAACGGCCACGTTCTCGACCAGCACGTCGTTGAACTTTTCCCTTGGCAACAACTTCATTGTTTCCGTCTCGTCCGCCGGGACGTTTACGCAGCCCAGCAACCTCAAAGCGGGACAGTCCGGCTTTATCTGGATTTACATGACTACCGCCGCCGCCATCGCGTACACCAGCGGCGTTTGGGCTTTTTCCAACCGCACTGTGCCAATCAATAGCACAAGTGTTGGTTCTGTGAACGTGCTTGCTTATGCTGTGCGGGCTAATGCCTCAACCGTAGATGCCACACTCTTGACCAATGTGGGCTAATGGCACTAATCAAGTATTCATTCCGTCCCGGAGTTGACCGCACAGGTACACGGTACACCGCTGAAGGCACGTGGTATGAGACCGATAAGGTCCGCTTCCGTTTCGGATACGCGGAGATTATTGGCGGCTGGCAAGCTGCGTCTCAAGCCACGGTCCGGGGGGTCCCGCGTATAGCCATTGGTTTTGCTTCACTGGCGCAAGTTAAGTACCTTGGGGTAGGAACCAATTCACAGCTTGCTGTGTGGCAAGGTGGTTCGTTTTATGATATCACCCCTGTTCGCGCTTCTGCCGTGTTGACAAGTGCGGTTTCCACTCAAACCAACAGCCGCCGAGTGCTTGTTTCCGCAGCTTCCCACGGCATAACAACTAACGACTACGCCGCAATCACCACCCCCGCAACCATCGGTGGGAACATTTTCATGGCGTCGGTGTATCGCGCCTCGGTAGTTAATGTGAACAGTTTTGCTGTGGATGTGTCCGTGTCCGCTGCCGCTACTTCCGCCGGGGCTGGAACTTCTGTTACAGTTAATTACCTTCTTGCGACTGGGGCGTCTTCTGGGATTACGGGGTTTGGTTGGGGTGCCGGTACTTGGGGCTTTTCCACTTGGAACACCGCACGCAGCACGGGGGGCGTCGCACAAGGACCAATTGTGTGGTCTTTGGACGCTTGGGGAGAAGACCTATTGGCTTGCCCCGGTAATGGCAGCAAATTCTATATTTGGCGTGAAAGTGGGGGAATAGGTGCCAGGGCCAGTGTTGTTGCGGGCGCACCGTCCGCCACGAACGCGTTTTTTATCACTGACGAACGGCATGTTATGGCGCTCGCCACTAACCCAGACGGTACGCAGCAAGATCAACTGCTAATACGCTGGTGCTCGCAGGAAAACTACAACGACTGGACCGCTTCCGCCACCAACACCGCCGGGGACTATCGCCTCACGGAAGGTACCCGCATCATGGGGGGTGGCCGGTCAAAGGGCGAGAACGTCATATTTACGGACAACGCGCTCTACACCGCGCAGTTCCAGGGTCCGCCGTTCACGTTTGGTTTCCAACAGCAGGGCTCGGGATGCGGGCTAATCGCCCAGAACGCCTTTCAAGTAGTTAATGGTATCGCCTATTGGATGTCCACGAGCGGATTCTTCCGCTACAACGGTCGTGTCGAACGCCTGTTCTCTACCGTGCAGCACTATGTGTTCGACGCGCCATCTTCTGATAATGTTGGCATCAATTTTGCCCAAGCTGCCAAGATCATATCAGGTATCAACCGAGAATTCAATGAAATTTGGTGGTTCTACCCTGATGCGTCTTCGTCCGAGAATAATCGCTACGTCATATACAACTACTTGGAAAACACGTGGGCAATCGGAACTCTGGAACGTACCGCGTGGTTTGACGGCGCCCCGTTTGACCGCCCCTTCGGCATGGACAGTGCTGGAATGCTTTACTATCACGAAACGGGCAATGCCGCCGACGTAAGCGCCCTTTCGACGACGCTACTCTCTGGGGACTTCGACCTAGAAGACGGCGATCAAATTATCTTTATGTCCCGCATTGTTCCGGACTATGACCTTGACGGCGAGATGCAGTTGTTCATTAACACCCGGAAATACAACAACAGCCCTGTTATCACCAAGGGCCCGTTCCTTGTCTCCGCCGACACGCCCAAGGTCTCTATGCGCGCCCGGGGCCGTACATGTAGCTTGGAAATTTACACCTCCGCCACGGACACCTTCTATCGCATTGGATCGTTCCGTTTTGACCTGCAACCGGACGGTTATCAATGACGGTTCGCTATCCCGACGCACCTCCAGGCCTCACCCCAGAGCAAGATTTGGCATGGACCACGCTTATCAAGGCCCTCCGTCAACGCGACGGCCAGAGCTTCTTCGGTACGGCCTCACCGTTGCCGTATATCGTGTCCTGCACGGCCTCGTACCGAGTTAGCTCCGCGTCAACCCTGATTCAGCTTTCCGATACGCTCGGGACCTTGTTGACAAACCTCAAGGCAAAAGGTATAATTTCCTGATGGCCATTAACCCGCTCCGCACCCGTGTTTATAAGCCCTATACTGGCGATTTCCGCAGCTTGGCGTACAACCGGGAATACGATTTCTTTGGTAATGCGGACGAGTCCCCCTCAGCCCCGGTCACGCCCCCGTCGCCCCTCGATTCCACCGAATCCGCGCTGCGCATCGGTCGCGCCGTACAGCAACCTTCCAGCGGCGAAGGCGGCAACGAAATCCCCACTACGGATGACGGCCCCATTGGTCCCACCTATGCCGGTCCGACGACTGCCGCCACACACCATAACGCAGGTAGCGTCTACGGCAAAGCAGGCACGGTTGCAGGTCTCGCGACAGGCCTTCCCGGCATCGGTTTCGTAGGCAATGTCGTGGGCAACGCCCTTGAACGAAACAGCATAAACGCCTCCCTCAAAAATGCCGATCAAGAGGAACTTTCTTTTGGCGATCTGCTCTCCGCTATTGGCCACACAGCAACCGGAGGCATTTTCGGCACGTCTTTGGCCAACGCTGCCATCGACAAGTCTGCCGCCAAAGCCGAAAGCATGCGTGGTCCGGACTACGTGGCCCCGAACGCCAATTGGTCCAACGACGAGGGTTCCCCGTTTGGGGCTGGGACATTTGCCGACGCCCCGACCATCGGCGCACCCACCCCCGATTACGTTGCCCCGAATACCGAAGAAAACTCAGTAAATGCTCCTGCAGGGGGCGGATTCAACGATGCCCCGTCTGGCTTTTCTGGGGGGGATGGCCAACAGGATTCAAGCGGCGCTTGGGCCAAAGGCGGTACTGTGGATAAGCCCAACAAGCTTGCGCCCAACGAGATGGTCAAGCTTTCGAAGTTGTCCAACATGGATACGCTCATCGAGGCTATTGCCCCGCTGGCGGGCGCGCTCATGGGCGGACGCGACGAAAACTGGCTGAAGACCTACAACAGCGGCGGGCACGTAGCCGGGAAGACTGACGGCATGGCCGACAAGATCGACGCCAAGCTGTCCGACGGCGAGTACGTCATTGACGCACACACGGTCGCCGCACTGGGCAACGGTAACAACGCCAGCGGGGCCAAGAAGCTCGACGCCATGCGCGAAGCCATCCGCCAGGAAACGTGGGGCAAGACTAAGCAGCCCGAGCGCCGCGAAATGAACCCCCTTGCGATGGCCAGTTAATATGCAAGTACGAATCGACAACCACGACTTCGAAGCTGTTATTGCATTACTGGAGCGCATGCACGAGGACTCCGGCCTCGACCTCCCGGAAATGAATCCTGCGAAAATCCGCCGGGCCGTGTATGCTGCGGACGCTGTCTTCGGAGCATACAACGGACCTACACTCGCGGGTGTGTTAATTCTGCAACAGGGTGCCCACTGGTATAGCGATGAGCGTTTTCTGGGCGACTTGGCCTTCTTCGTGGCCCCCGAACAACGGGCAACAACCGCCGCGCTAGCCCTGTTGCGCGCAGCTAAGAAATATGCTAAACTAAAAGGACTGCCGCTGATGTTAGCCGTCGTTGATGGGCGGGACGTTTTGCGTAAAGCGGCATTGTATGAACGGGCGGGCTTCACCACAGTCGGCACCGTTCACATTTCGGCGGGAGGCTAAAATAGGCTCATTCTGTAGAACTCCCGAACCGACCCCGGTTCCGACGACCACGACTACGGTCAATGAAATACCGACCTGGATCAGTGCGCCCGCTACCCGTAACATCAACGCCTCGGAGCAGATCGCCAATCAGGACTATCGGTCCTACGGTGGTCCCCGTCTAGCGGGTTTCAACCCTCTCCAGCAGCAAGCCTTCGGCACCGTGCAGAACATGCAGGGTTCGTGGATGCCTTCGCAGAACAACGCGATGAACCTCACCGGGCAGGCTTCCGCAGGGTTCCCGGGCGTCAACCTTTCCTCGTACATGAACCCCTACCAGCAAGGGGTCACAGACATAGCAAAACGCGAAGCAATTCGCGACTCGGACATTTCCGGGCGGGGCCTCGACGCCCAAGCTGCCCGTTCCGGCGCATTTGGGGGTTCTCGCCACGGCCTCATCCAAGCGGAGCGCGAGCGAAACCTCGGCCAGCGCCTCACTGATATCCAGACCGCCGGGGGCTCGCAAGCCTTCCAGCAAGCCGCCCAGCTATCCCAGCAGGACCTTAACCGCCAACTCGCCGCCGGGAAGCAATTCGGCGAACTGGGCGCCACGGGCCAGCAGAACTACCTCCGTGATATCGCCGCGCTTCAAGGCGCCGGGGACACGCAGCAGCAGCAATCTCAGCGCGAACTGGACATTCCCTATCAGGAGTTCCTTGCGCAGCGCGAATACCCGAAGCAGCAGGCCACATGGCTTAACTCGATTATCCGTGGCACGCCCTACGGCACCTCCCAAACTCAACAGGGCCAGCAGTTCACGCCGCAATCGTCCCCGTTGTCGCAAGCAGCAGGCCTCGGCATCACGGGTCTCGGTCTTTACGGCATGACAAGAGGGCTCTTCGGCTGATGAACTACGAGAACCTCAACCCCAACCTACTTCGCTCGCTGTCCCTCCAGCAACTCATGGACTTGCGTAACCGCAATCAAGGTACCCCGATGGCGGAAACGATCCAAGGTGTTATTGAAGAAAAGCGCCCGTCCTCCACCCTCGGCCAGACGATCCGCTCATTGCTACCCAACTTGCGCCGCGCCGACCCGCTGGAAGCTCGTTTCGCTGCCGCGTACGGGGATCGTGAATCCGCTCGCCCGGGACCGGGTATGAGCCTACCAGCCTCTCCGGCTACCCCAGTTGAAGCAGTGCCCGCCGCGCAGGAACCCCCGCCCGCGCCCCCGGAAGCCAATGGTACGTCTGGTGCCGCTGGTCAGCCTCCGCGTGCCACGTTCACGCCCGCAACGATCACCACGCCGAAGATTCCCGCGCCGGACCTGTCCGCATTCACGGGCGAGCTTCCGAAGGCCGATAACAGTTCTAAGTTCCCGGAAGTCAAGCCGACGGAAGTTCCCAAAGTTGCTCCGGCCGACCTCAGCGAATTCGAGAAGCAGACCAAGGTCAATCCGTGGGTGGCCATTCTCCGCACGGGCTTAGGTACGCTCGCTGCTGGGCCGGGCAAGTCCGCATTGCAGTCCCTTGGTGAAGGCGGGCAACAGGGCCTGGAAAATTACATCAGCCAACGCAAGACCGCCGCCGAAGCTACTAAGGAAATTGCCGCCACCCGCCGCGCCGAACGGGGTGAGGAACGCGACAACGCGAAAATCCTCCAAGCCGACCGAGACGCTGCTATGCGCCGTGCGCAGGCCATCATCGAAGCTAACCGTGGCGACAACCAGACGGAAATCGCCCGTCGCAATCTCGGCGTCCAAGCCGCGCAATTGGCCCAAGCGGGCCGCATT